AGTTCGTTATCTTTTTTCCAAGCTAACTTACAAAACTCATTATCACCACTAATACCGATTACATTGGCTTTATGTACTAACATATCCATACCTGCAATTTCGGTAGGGCAGATAAAAGTAAAATCTTTTGGATAGAAGTAAACTACAGTGTAGTCATGCTTCAATGGTTCATAGTTTTCTGTGACAGAAACTTCTACGATTTCATTATTTTCATTCACACCTTTTAATCTAAAAGGTGGAAACTTTTCTCCTACTCCAATCATTATTCTACATCAAACTCTGATGAAATACTTTCATCAACTGAGCCTCCTTCTTCGGTTATTCTTTTTAGAAGCTCTAACTGCGCATCTGCTGTTGGTCTTGTAAGAACATCGTCCATTGACTTTAGATTTGCAATAAGCTCCTGCTCACTCTCATCGAGTGCTCTTGGTTTACATTTCAATGCTTGTAACTGATACTCCACATTAAATACTTGAGGGCCTGTTTTAATTCTTTTGAAATAAACGTCCCACCCTGTTTCCGTATCAGTTGGGTCTCCTAAATCTTCAGAAGCAGTCATTATTTGGTCAAATAACTTTCTCTTTAGATTAAAGATTTTGATACTTGGTTCGCTTCCACTGTAATCAATACACTGAATAGCATAAGACCAAGCACATTTTTGGTCTGGATAGTAAGAAGGCACATGGTCTACTTCTTTATTGTTGAATGTTTCTGTGTTTCTATCGAAAGCTAAACACTCAAGAGGTAGATTCTTATTGTTTTCACCTTTTACCCAGTATAAATATCTAGGTAGTAAATCACCTACGAGTCTTACGTGATGATTTTCTTTGCCTGTATAGACATATGATTCTATTTTTTCTTTTTGAGCTGAACCTTTGCTCTGATTAAATTTAATTGCCATTTTTATTCTCCTGTGTCTCCTCGAACATAAAGTGAATACGATTCGCTTTAATATCAAGCAGTCTATTGTTGTTAATAACACCCTGTGACACTTGGCAGTGCAACAGGTCTAATGTGGTGTCTTTCGTTTCATTATAATAGTGATAGGAGCGAAACGATGCGACACCTGCATATTCTACTACTTCTCTATCACTAAACTGTCTGCCTTGTTCTAATAAGTCGATGGGATTTATAAGGAAACTACTACCCCCAAACTTATATCTCTGAAATTTATATGTTGGATCATAGTAATTTGTTGGTAACTTTTTGTAAGTTATCATGCGAAGTATGGCAATGATGTGACTAATATTGCCATTACTGATTTTCATTACTTTATCCCAGTCAAATAGTAACATATATTATAACACGAAAATCGATTGTTGTCAAGAAATATTTTTCCGAGGTCATAGTTGAGTTACTTCATATCCCTGTTTCATATAATATCCGAGCCGAGCCTGGTTTTGTCTCGATGCTGTTTTACCTTTGAGATGAATATCTACGACTTTTGGTTGAATTTTTCCCTCTTGTTTTCTTAATATTCTTCCTATCAACTGAGTAAGTAAAGGCTCATTATTGATAGGAGTGGCTAACACAAGGCAACTTAACTCATTGATAGAAATACCCTCTGAGAAAATTGACTGTGTTCCAAATAAAACATTCTTGTCTTTCTTTAGTTGTTTGATAGTTTCTTCTCTTTCTGCAAAATCCATATCACCTGTAACATGAACTGCATTGTCTCCGACTAGCTGTGCACAAACTTTTAGAAAATATACTCTGTTTGACACTACTAATACTTTGTGTCCTTGCGCAGCGTAGGCTGCCGCTATCATACTTACACTACGAACATAATCTTGATTGTAGCAAAGATGATTTACTTTACTTGCCCACGGCATACTTTTTCCATCTAAAAATCTTACTTCTGATGGAACTATATCGATAGAAGGTGTCATGAAGTTTTCCTTTGGTGGTTTGAGAACATGACTACCAAAGTAATCTCTGAAAACCACATGACGCCCGTCTTTTCTTTCGAGTGTTCCTGTAAGTCCTATCTTATATCTTGCGGGCATTTCATCTATAATTCTAGTAAATGTTGGACTACTAACGTGATGCATTTCATCAAGAATAATAGTTCCAAATAGATGTTTTATTTCTTTAATTCTACGGTATAAACTTTGAATATTCCCAATAACAATATCGGGTTCAGTATTAAAGACTCCACTTCCTATTCTGCCTGGCGTAAATCCATAGACTTTTTGTACTTCTTTTTCCCACTGTGTTCTTAACGGGGTTGTGTGAGTAACTACTAGCGTTTTCTGTTTTAGTTTTCCTGCGATTGCTAAACCTGTAAAAGTCTTTCCCCAACTGACCCAAGCGTTTATTATAGCATTATCATTGACTTCGGCATAAACCATATTTTGTGATGGTCGTAAAGTAAACTTAAACTCAGGTAGTTTTACTGGTGACTTTACTCTTTTATCGATTATTTCGTAATCCGATGGTATCAAGTCCAATCTTCCGCCAGGTATGGTAACTAACCCTGGTCTAATTCGTCTATAAGTTTTTATGATGATAGGCGGGTCCATAGGCATACGGGGCGGTAGAGTATATGTAAGTTCCTTTTCGAGCTTCTGTTCCAGCTCGGGTGTGGTATCTAAATATATTCTGTGATTTAGTATTGCTTTCATTAAGTCCACTCTGGCCCACTGTACCACTGTACGAGTGATGCACGTTTTCCTTTAGTTACTTTTTCTACTTCGTGGTGAAGAAACGATGGAAAGACCAAAACTGAGCCTTTATTTCTCCATCTTTCATCTCTTAGTTCTTTACCAGATATTCCCCATATTACAAAATCTCCGCCTCTGTAATAATTAGAATCCGTTAATTGTATTGTAATTGATACTTTTCTATTGATTGGAGTGCCTAAATCAACATCACGATGCTTACCATAAAACTCTCCTTGTCCATAGATTCCAAACTGTACTTGCTCAGAGTTTGAAAGTTTTGCGTTCCAAGTTGTCTGATTTACTGCATGAAGAACAGAACTTACAATACTCTCTATCCAATGTCCTTTTTCAAAAAATGCTGTTTGTGCTTTTCGAACTTTGTTATCTTCTAGCTTTTCACTTTCTTTACTGTAAACTGCGCCTTCTTCTATATTTAATTTCTTTCCTTGTTCTACTATAAAGTCGCATAAATCTGACTCTATATAACTATCAAGAAAGACTATTGGGTGTTGCATTACTGACCTCATACTACTTTTCTCCACTTAATTATTGTTTCTCTTTCTATATCTTCCCACTTCTCAAAATCAATATCGTAACAAATCAACTTATCTCCAGACTGATTTGCAATTTTAGTATTTACATATTTATCACAAAGAGTATATTCTCTTTCATAAACATTACCACTTCGTAAACTACGAAACTTAATACTTACTACTCCTTTTTCTAGTGCTTCTTCTAAACTTTTCGCCATGTGTCTTTTTTCCTTTCTTCGCAGACTTCATATAATAACCAAGGTATTCCACTTCGATATATTATACCTGCCCATGTTTCATTAGGAGTTGGTGGTCTAGCAAAATCAAAAGGAAAATTTATATCCTTTATCCAGACTACACTGCGTCCTCTTTTTCTTTCTGTTTTTCGTATCTTGTGATACTTTAATGGTAAATTCTTTTGTTTAAAATATCTAAAGAACTTACCTGTTGAATCAATATAAAAGTTGCCTCTATGTTTTATTAACTCAACGGTGTCTGTTATCATATATCTGAGTGGATATAAACTTTTCATTGGAGTCTGTAATCTTCTTTTTCCAAGAGTTTCTCCACTCATATTTTTATCATCTAATACTTGATCTTCTACCCAAAGTATTCCGTCTATCAACTCTACATTGTCTGTGTGAACAACATAGACTGGAAACTTGTATCTCATATTATATAATCTTTTCTTTCTTTTCTTGCAGTATGAGTTTCTCCATCTTTTGTTTTATAATGTTGTTTTACTAAACCTTTTGTTCCTGACTTCTCTATATAAAATAAAAAGAGTGCTATAGTCACTGGAATAAGTATTGCAAAAATTATTACTATGTTAATCATATTTAGCTGCAAACTTGCCCATGCTGTAATCTTCTCCGACCTCAAAGTCACAACCGATTGGAGCGTTAGGAATATTTACTCCTCTTTCTCTTTGTACACACTCTTGAAGTTTTGCACAATATTCTTCTATATGTTCGTCTGGTACTTCTGCAAGAATAGAGTCATGAACTAAAGCAAATATTCTTGCTGGCATATTTACTTTCTTTATCCACTTATTCATTTCAATAGCAGCAAGCAAGTTTACATCAGAAGCAACTGACTGCACTAGAAAGTTAATTCCACTTCTCACTTCGTGTGAAGCAATACCTTGGTCTTTCGACTGTGCATTTGGTAATCTTCTCTTTCTACCAAAGAAAGAATAAATAAAAGCATTGTCACGAATAAACTGTTGATTTACTGTGAGCCACTTCTTTAGATTACTGAACATTTCAAAGTATTGTGCAATAACTCTTTGAGCTTCCCCAACTGAGAACTCTTTGCCACTATCTTTTGTAACTTGCCAACTGATCTTTTGAGGCCCTGCTCCGTACATTATACCAAATGTAACTGCTTTTGCCTGTTGTCTTTTATCACCATACAGTTCAGCAACTTCTTCTACTTCACAAGGCAACTTAAATACTTGCTTTGCAATTGTAGAATGGAAGTTACCGCCCTGCCTAAATACGTCCATCAATTTTTCATCTTTTGCAAGAACTGCAGCACAATATACTTCTGCTGTTGTCAAGTCCATTGCAACGATTTGATGTCCTGGTTTTGCTTTAATACAACCTTTCACTATAGGATTATCCCTAGGAATCTGTTGCATATTCAATTTACCAGAGGAAGAGAGTCGCCCCGAAGTTGTACCATGTAAGTTAAATCCTGTTCGTAAACGATCATCTTTATCAAGAGCTGGTAAAATTTTATCGAGATAAGTATTCTTTATCTTTACATTCTGACGAACTTCAAGAATAAGTTTTGGTATCTCATGCTGTTCTCCTAATTGTCCAAGGACTTCTGCATCGGTACTATCAGCACCAGTCCCTGTCTTTTTGCCTGTCGGCTCTAGTCCAAGATAATCAAACAGTAAACTACGAAGTTGTACTGTTGAATTCGGATTGAACTCTCCTCTGTCTTTTATAAATTGTTGAACTTCTGGATAAGAGTTTAGTTTTTCAACTGCATCATCAATTTGATTTGCCATCAATCCAGAACTTCTACTTAGTCTGTCTTTATCAAATGGAACACCGTTTGATTCTATATCACATAGAAAACGAGTGCCAGGTAAGAGTATGTTTCTATAAACCCAAGTAAGTCTATCGTTTGTATCAAGTGCATTTTTGAACTTATGGAATAGTATTAGAGTTACAACTGCGTCCATTGCAGCATAGTCTTTCATTACTTCGAAAGGAACTAAATCCCAACTGAAGTCATCTTTCAGTATTCCATTTTGTTTACGATAGTTGTCTATCCACTCATAAAGTTGTTGTTCATACTCTCCAAAGTCCGTATGTTTCATTGCTAGTTGTTTCAACCCGTGTGTACC